TGTCAAGGCCCTTTATATTAAATAATTAATATGCTCCTGTATGCCCCTGCAAGGTGCCTCTGTGCCAGTTTAGGATCTGTCCCTTACCCCTTGCCTTTCGTGCCCCTTCCTGCCATACTACATATGTCGTTGAGATTCATTTCACAAATGTCCCGAACTCATCGCAGTGATTACTACAACAAAGCAGCACTTCGTAAACCTAAGACCCGTCAGGAAATTAAGCAACTTTCAAATATTCTTGATGATGTAAAGTCTGGTGAATATGAAGTTTCTGGAATGAATCATTTGTATCATCGTCTGTCGGTTCTTCCTACCGATTGGGATGATCTTGTGATTTCTGCATACTATCAGAAACACTAGTGTGACAATCGGGGAACTGGCACAAGCCCCCTTGTGGTTCCCCTGAAATCGTGCCATACTGTATTTGTGGTTGAGAAACGCACTCTCCCACACTCAAATCCTTTCTTTTTCGTTATCATGGAAAACACCAAATCCTTCCCCCCTGCTGATGCTCTGATTTCGTATCTGCGGCAGGTTGACTATCAGAAACTCTACAATCAAACCGTGAGTTTCGTTGTGATGGTTGCGGCATTCGTTGCTGCAGTCTATACTGTGCTCCGCACCAAATGGGTTGAGTATGATTGCACTGAGCGTTGCCAAATTGCAGCACTCTATGTGAAAGAAACTGCAATCAAACTCTATAACTGGGTGCGTGAAGTGCTGGTGCCGTTTGTGATTGAAACCGTCAACGATGTTCGTTCTTTCTATAACATCGTGCGGGTAGCCCAGACGGTCTGAGAACTGTCACAAGGGCACTGGACTTCCTGCTGGTGCCCTGCTATTCTACATTTGTTCCTGAGGGATTCAATGATTACCGCAACCGAACTGCTAGAGTTTCTCTGCAAAGCACAGAAACTTTCTATTCATGTAACCTTCCGTCAAACTGATGAAGGTTATGGAATCACTCTGCGTGATGATTGGCATGATGATGGTAAATGGCACCCTCAGGGGGTTTTCATCACTAATGAAGGTGAATCCACTTGGGATAATGTAATCAATGGGGTTCAATTTTATGAGTTTCACACAATGAATAACATTTTAGATGAGAAACTTGAAGAACGGAAACAGAAAGAAATCAAAGCACAAAAGCGTAAAGAACTGATTGAAAGTCTCACACCAGAGCAAAGAGAATTGCTGGGGGTGTGACAGTCTGAGAACTGTCACAAGGGCACTAGACTTCCTGCTGGTGCCCTGCTATTCTACATTTGTTCCTGAGGCAATTATGCTCTTTCAAGTCACTGAAATTGAGTTTGATTTTGAGGATGATGAGGGTGTTTTGCCTGAGGATCTTCAGAAACCCATCATTGATGATACCATCGGACAAATCTGGGAGGCAGATGATGAAGATGATCTGGTAGAAGAAATCACCTGTGCTACAGGTTGGTGCATTAAGTCTATTGATTATCGTATCGTTCTTTCCTGATTATGAAACAATTTGCCATCACTGCCGAAGGTTTTGAGTTCCCCGATTATGTCTATGCTGAGACAGAAGAGGAGGCAATTTTAGAATGGGCACGAATGATTGTTGAAGTCGAAGTCATCGAAATCGAACAGAAATGATTGACAATGTGACGGTCTGACAACTGGCACAAGGGCACTAGACTTCCTGCTGGTGCCCTGCTATTCTACATTTGTTCCTGAGGTTTCTGATGGAAAACAAACAAATCGTCAAAGAGTTCTTTACTGAATCCGAATGGGATTTGATTCACTCTTTGGTTCATAACAATCGTGAGTTTTGTGAGGATGATGAGTTTGACCCTCGCAGCGATTATGATTCCATCGTAGATAAAATCTACAAACTTTTTGACCCTGCCTGATAGTTTCACTTTTCGTAAATCTCACTGATTCATTATGACTAACAACGCTTACACTTGGACCAATGACTTCTCCGAACTGGTGGAGAAGTATGCTGAGTTTGTGATGGATGGAATGGACATGAAAACTATGGAGCAGTTCGTATTTGACTCCTTGGTTGATACCTATTCCAACTATTCTCAGGATGAACTCATCAACGAAATTGATGAGTGTTACGGTAGTGAAATCCTGGAAAGTCTAGGGGTGGAAGTTACTGAAACTCCTGAGGTGTGACAGTCGGCAAGGTGGCACAAGCCCCCTTGTGCTGCCCCCCCATCCCGTGCCATACTACATTTGTCGTTGAGGGATTCACCCCATGCGTAAGATTGAACTCCTGATGAACCGTGCCATCTGTGATGGTCGTGACTGGAAGTGTGACAATACTGAGGTGGTTTCTTGCAGCAATGTTACCGATGTTTTTCTTCACGGTAACCTGATTGCCCGAATCGGTGAAACCTGGCTGGAACTGTTTGACGGTGGTTGGCAATCTCAAACCACCAAATCCCGACTTAATGCTATTCTGGAAGCTCATGGTAGTGGTGGTGAGCGTGTGTTCCAAAGGGCACATAATTGGTATGTAACTGTCAACGACGGTAGCAACAATTTCGCCACTGTGCCATTCTTCTCAGGTATGCGTATCAACTGAATGTGACAGTCGGGGAGGTGTCCATCCCCTCCCCATTTCCCCCTTTCTTCCCTTATAATTCTCTCAGTTCAAACGGAGGCACCTAATGTTTGATGAAATGTGGCAGGAAATTCAAGATATGCCTGGGGAAATCTACGATATCCCTGAGATGCGTGAACTTGACGAAGATGACAAGTTCAATGTTAACGAATACCTGAATTCCAACTACGATTATTGATTCAAATGTCCGATTCGATGTTCTATTCTTTCACTGGTGATTCTGTTACCTTTCTAGGTCTGGTGGGTGTGATTTCAACTGGAATCATTCTGGTTTCGGTGTTTCGTTCTTATATGAACTCTCCCTACCGTAAGTGAACAATGGGAACGGCAGCGCCCTAAAGACTCCACCTATTCTTTACACTTTGCTTTCTTCATTATGTCCCGCGATATGCTTCTTGGTCTGCTGCGTGCTGGTAACAATGGCAGCGAAATCCTTGCCATTCTTGATACCATCGTCGGTGGTGATGCCCCTGCTGAGGTTGCTACCGTCACTGAATCTGCCGCAGTTTCGTATGGTGAACCTACCACTGAATGGGTTGAGTTCTGATACCTAACTGACTGTGCCAGTCTGCGGGCTGGCACAAGCCCCCCTTGTGCTGGCCCCCTAGAGGCCCTATACTGGCCACAGTCAAACGAAACGAACCAAATGACCAAGAATCTCCACCTTGAGCATCCCGAAGATTCTATTCTCACTGGCGATCTTTCGTGCCTTGATTGGTTCACTGATGCTACTAATCTCTCCGTCAAGATCGACGGTGCCCCTGCTATTGTTTGGGGAACCGATCCTTCCACTGGTGATTTCTTTGTAGGAACCAAATCCGTTTTTAATAAGAAGAAAATCAAGATTTGCTACACTGAGGCAGATGTGTTTGCCTATTATGATGAGGCAACCCACGCAAATCTGATTGAGATTCTGTGCGCTTGTCTGAAGTATCTTCCCCGTGGTGAGTTCATCTATCAGGGTGATTTTATCGGTTTCGGTGGTTCTGATGAATACAAGCCGAACACCGTTACCTATAAGTTTCCTGAGGTGATTCGTCACACCATCATCATTGCTCCCCACACTGAATACGTGTGCAGTGGTGAACTGAAAGATGCACAAGTTTCGGGCCCGATTGATTATAAAATCAACGGCAACGATGACGTTCTGTTTGTGCAACCTAAAGCATACATCTTCCAGGATCAGGCATCTTTCTATGATGTGCAGGAAGTTGTAGCATTTGCCCGCCAAATGGCAACCACTGTAGAGTTTGTTTCTGACAAGGAAGCAGCTGCAATCAAGAAGCAAATCAACGCTTGCATTCGTAACTGTGAGGTGATCAATTCTGATGACTTTGATTGTGATCCTAAACTGATCGGCCTGTGGGCACTGGTGAACTCTATCAAGGAAGATTGCCTGCATCTCTGCCGTAACAATGGCCCTGATGCCTACCTGAATGGTGAGCGAATCGCTGGTGAGGGTTATGTGATGACCAACCGATTCGGAACGTTCAAACTAGTGAATCGCACTGAATTCTCTCAGGCAAACTTTAACCAAGGGCGGTTTCAGACCGCTGCCTGACCCATAAGGGCCGCTGATAGGTCGGGGCCTTGACCCTGGCCCCCTGAGGCCCTATACTGGCCACAGTTCAAACGGATTCGGCATGACCGTCACCATTCCCGCTCCCCTGAAAACCATCCTGTGCCCCGTGCGCTATCCTTACGCTGTGGCCCAGGTCAAAGATGGTAAGATCGTTTCCACGGTTGCATACCAGGATAACTGGGATGAGTGCTATCGACAAACCCGAGTTTGGCGTCAAGCTTATGTCAACTACAATCATCCGTTTCAATACATCATGGTTGAAATGCGTGAGATTGGTGAGAAAACTCCTAATCGGGTGAATACCTACTGGTGTGCGGTCTGACCGCTGGCACAAGCCCCCCTTTACGGGGGGCTCCCCTAGGCCCTATACTGGCCACAGTTCAAACGAAACGACCTCAAATGACTTTCGCAGTTTACTCTAAGTTTCAGAATCAGGTTCGGGTTCATTACTCTCACCTCACCGAATCTCAAGCCCAGGGTGAGGTTGATCGTATGAATGATCACTGCTCCGAACGTGGTTTCTCTGCAATTTACTGGTGTGAGGAACACCATCCCGAATCCACTTTCGTCATCGCTTGAATCAAACGGGGGGACAATCCTCCCCCCTTTCGTTACTCTCCCACTCTCTACACTCTCTCAAATGTCTGTTTTCTCTGCTGCCACTGATCTTCAAACCCGCCGCATCGTGTGGGTTGGTTCTAAGCGTGACGGTGGCCAACTTCCCCCTCTGAGTGCTGCTGAGATTTCTAACCTCGCAACCAACTATGAGGGTTGGCAGTGTAAGCATCACAAATACTACTGCAATCCTAATGCCAAGCGTATTAGTTTCGCTGCCTGAATCTCTCTCTCATTTCTTATAACGAATAACGAACGAATAAGGGTTCTGTTCGTTATTCGTGTTGGCAGTATGTGGCGGGGGTTTCTTATAGCGTCGGCGGGCGCTGACGGTTATAATGCCCTAATGCCCTAATGCCCCCTATATAAAAACACCCAACTTCCCTAACCTACAAAGTGTTACCCAAGCGACCTTTTTATTTCACTCATAAGAAAAAAATTCCAGGAATATGAAAAAATCCCCCACACCTTATTGGAATTTTTGGAGAACAGTTTTTGCTGGATGGTTGATACGATATCCAAGATTCTTCTGGAAGACTGTAAAGAT